CGACCAAGCCCAATACTGGATACAACAAACCTCGATTGTAACACAGCACTACTCACTCAAAAATATTTTATAAAACTATCATACGTTTTACAAAGTAATGTAGCAGAATCTAGATCCAGAAAAAGAACGAATCCTGGATTTCGCTAGTAAAATCGATCGGCCGAAAAGATTTTCGGAAAATATTTATTAGAATCTAGTTTATTTTCTCCCCCCCCCCTCATTTTTGAGGTTTCTATATTGTCCTGGATTTTTGACGAAAAAATCAATATTAATACCAAACCAAGTCAATAACAATTAGTTTGGTAATTATTATATAAACTCGTACTACACAGTAAGGTTTTGACGATTTGTCTTTAGTTTTTGTCAAATAACTGGCTTTGATTTTAGACGGTTGTCAAATAACTGGCTTTGATTTTAGACGGTTGTCAAATAACTAGCCTTGGTTTTAGACGGTTGTCAAATAACTAGCCTTGGTTTTAGACGGTTGTCAAATAACTAGCCTTGGTTTTAGACGGTTGTCAAATAACTAGCCTTGGTTTTAGACGGTTGTCAAATAACTGGCTTTGATTTTAGACGGTTGTCAAATAACTAGCCTTGGTTTTAGACGGTTTCATATCCTCGATTTATTGGAACAACATGAAACAGTGATTGTAATATAGAATTTTCACAAAGCAATGAGGACAAATCGATATCCAGAAAAAACGAATCCTGTATTTCGCTAGTAAAATCGATCGGCCGAAAAGTTTTTCGGAAAATATTTCTATTACCTCTGTTTTTTCTCCCCCCCCCCCCCCCCCTCATTTCCGAGGTTCACAATCTTTCCTTATTTTTTTACAAAAATATATTTTGATCACAAACCAGTATAATAACAAAAATGTATAATAATTATAAAATACAACACTATATTTTAAGGATTTGACAATTCAGCCTTAGTTTTAGACGTTTGTCAATTTACCAAAGGTGTTAATTTTTGACAGTTTTATATATCCTTTGTATTATATAACATGACATCTATGTATTACCAATGCAATCCATGTAACATGACATTTAAATCAAACAAATATTTGCAACAACATTTGAAATGTAAACGGCATATTGAACAAATAACAAAACAATCCGCACTTTCCAAATATCAGTGCAAAGTATGTGGAAAGAAATATTCAATCAGACAAAGTCTGCATGCACACAAAAAATTATGTGTCCCTGGTTCCGGAATCGAGACACCTCCCGAATCACCGTCAATTCAAGAAATTCAACATCAAAAACAAATAGATGAAATGAAACATGCCTTTGAGAAAGAACGGCAAGAAATGAAAAAAGAGTTTGAAGAATTCATGACGGAAAAAATCAATCACATTTTGGAAAAACATGCAGGAACCACCAACAATACCAACAACAATAATACCAACATCGAGACACAAAACATTACTATCAATATAAACGCATTTGGTAACGAAAATACAGACTATATAGACGATAAAGCTATTCTTGCTTGTATCGGCCGTATATATAAATCGATTCCTTCGCTCCTAGAGAAAATCCATTTCGACCCAAAACATCCAGAAAACCATAACATAAGAATCACGAATAAGAAACTACCATATGCTTCGGTGATGGGGAATAATCAGAAATGGAAAACAGTAGATCGCAAAGACGCGATTGAGACCATGGTCACCAACAGCTATAATATGCTGGACGAAAAGTATATCGAAAACAAAGATAAAATCTCCGAATCCAAACAGCAGCATTTCCGAGGATTTCAATCGAAATTTGAATCAGAAGACAAGGAACTCCTGAAACAAATAAAAACAGAGGTAGACATGATGGTTCTCAATGGGGTGTGACCAAAATCAAACCAGAACCATAACCTCCGGGATCAATTTACTCCGGAATTTCGGAGGTTCAGATTTTAACTGGACAGTCGGCGTGGATTTTACAGGTTTGACTTCTGGTATCGGTTTGACTTCTGGTATCGGTTTGACTTCTGGTATCGGTTTGACTTCTGGTATCGGTTTGACTTCTGGTATCGGTTTGACTTCTGGTATCGGTTTGACTTCTGGTATCGGTTTGACTTCTGGTATCGGTTTGACTTCTGCGAATTGTACCGTCTTCTTTTGTTGTTGTTCTAATTTGGCCTTTTCTAACTTCAAGGCAATCAGTTCTCTCCTTACTTCATCCAAATGTTTTTCCATTGTTTTCAGTCTCTCATCTTTCTGAATACAATCATTCTGGAATTGCTGCACGAGATTAATAATCTCAATTTGCGTGAGCGCACGGTCAGGTCCGTTTTCATTTTTGACCATGATTTGTGGAATACCCCCACCTTGTTGTTTCATTTGATTGTCTTCGAATTCCTTTATCATCCTCTTTCTCTCGTCATCAATCTCCTTCATCTGGACAAGGACATCGGGCTTGAAAATAGGATCACCCGGCAGATAATTCTCAAGTTCCTTGTCGATATTAACCATGAAATAATCCCGAATGTCCTTCTCAATGGGTTTCCGGATAAACATGTCTACGGTTTTCGAAGACTCTCTGAATAATTCGTTTGGCATATCAAGTAAAATCTTTTTATCAAATGTATTCTGGGTATGAGAGAAAACCAATATCGTTTTAAGAGGATCCAGTTGCACAAAAGGAATGGTATAATTCTTAAGGAAATGCTTTTCTTCTGCTAGAGCGGCTCGATCTTCATAACGCGTCTGGTCCAACAGTTCTCTTCGGAAAGCAAACGTACCTGCCGTCGCGTGATTCGGGCCATACGGTCCAGCTTGGTACATTTTATGGATATGCTTGAAATAAACATAGATTTCACTGGAACCGGCACACAAAGCATCTTTTTTTTCCTGCAATCTATCAACTGCATGGGAAATACGTTCAGGGGGATAATAATCATCGTCATCCATGTAGACAATGATCGCACCAGTTGTCTGTTTATGCATAAAATTTCGTTTCTCCCCAAGAGGCATTTTTCTATCGATTGGAAAATACTTGATCTGGGGAATATCTGCGGCATCAAGCAAATCTTTAATCTTGTCGGTTCCGTCATCGACAATGATCCATTCGATACGGTTTTTCGGATAAATTTGATTACGAAAGCATTGAAGCATGGATTTAATAAATGGACGTCTGTTGAACGTAGGCGTACATACGCTAACGAAAGGTTTTAGATCATTCACTTTTGATTTTTTTTTACTTGATGGCATAATATAAATCCAAACAACGAAAGAGTTTATATTACTATTTTACAAAATATCTATCAAGTAGAAGGAGAAGGAGAAGGAGAAGAAGAAGAAGTCAACTCTAATACTAATTCTTTGCCTTTTCCATTGTTGCTTCCTCCGAAAACGTGAATATAAAGAATATATCCAATGCACCCAATAATCCCGAGTCCATTAAAAACACCAGTAATAACTCTAAGGTTTTTATCACTAGTCTGCTCTATCTTCTGCATACGGTACATGAAAAATAACATCCAAATAAAAAAGACGAAACACGACCAATCCCCTTTGGACGACGTGAGATTTGATTTCTGTAGTAGATATTTCCCGAATAAATAGTTCACTTTCCCCATAAATGAACTATCGTCACTTTTACAGGTTTTTTCTTGCTCTCCCGAGATTTTATTGTAAATGTCCGTAATCGGTAAACCGGGTGTCACAACAGGCAAATATCGTAACAAGAAATACCATAACAATGCCATGGTCAACCAGAATTGCGCAATCGGAGCCATTAGATGTGAAATAATAATATGAAATATAAATGTTAAGAACCGACCAAGCGTAAACAAATACCACATGGCAGCATTTGTAAAACTCAAACCCAGATAAGTCGACAAATAACCTAGCATAATCAATAGATGCACTTGCGGGGAAGCTTTCGGCATCTCCTCTCCACGAATGAAACATTTGAAAAAGGCGGATCGACATTTTGATAGAAAATTGAAGACGAAGAAAATGGAGAAGCAGAAAGAAGCCAAAAATTTCATAGAAGGGTAATCTTCGAAACCTAACGAGCTGAATGCCGGTCCGATTTTAGTAGAAAGCATTCGTATCATGAGTTCAGTTGGGTACCATAAAAACGAAAAAAGACGAATCACAAAATCGATAGACAGGTATTTGAATTTAGTCCAATCACCGATGGATTTCACCGCAGGCTCTTCTGCCAATCCGTAATCCAATAATACAAACGTCATCCAAAAAGTCAGTACTAGATAAGACGCTTCCACGAAGAAACTCCTAATGAGTTCGTAATCAGATTCTTCTTCCTTGAACGTTTTCGGTTTACTGGGATCGCTGTTTTGTAATATTTTCGCCAAAACGCGAGACGCAAACTGAATAATAATATTAGGAATATTAAAAATAACCACAACTGCCATGTAAATGATGGCCAACATTTTCGGTTTCTGGCCTTTGACATATTTAATAGATGGACTCAAACTGTGAAAAAACGCCACCGTTTTATCGATACTTTTCGCAAAGTCATCTTTCAGTTTCTTTTCCACTTCCCAGTTTTTTTTCGCGGCGTCTATTTTCTCCTTGTCTTCTTTTCCCGGGTTTTCTCCGGCATTCAAGACCAAACTCTTGTATTCTTTTTCTAATGCATCAACTTTCATCTCCATTTCTGCCAATTTTACTTCCCCCTCTCCAGGAAATAAAATATCGAATGAATTATCGGAAGGAGCCGCAGCGAATCCTTCCTTCGTCTTCTTTTTTTTCTCATCGGTTTTTTTAGTATCATATACAGTTTCAAATGGCTCAATGTTTTTGAAATTATTCTTCATTTTATAAACACGTTTAATAATGTCATCGATAATATCTGTTGTTTCAGTTTCCATTTTCCTGTTATAAATCATCTTCCTATATTTTTTATCGCTTTAACGTGCATACAAGGTACCGACACTTCCCCCAATAAAAGACAATACATTGTACCGTTCTTCAAACAAAACCATGTTATAGGTATACTCAAACAATCTCCAGTTCTGTTTATTTACGGCGATTGCACTTCCGGTAATAGGATCGCAAATAATATCGAATCTAGATCCTTCTTTATCTATCTGGGGAGCAAATGTATTGATTTCCAATTCCACTTTTTGAAACATTCCTAAATTAATGGCTCCCGAAGGTTGATAAGTCGACGGACTCGTATCTAAACAAAAGTTATAACAATATAGGCCTTCTTTTGCGCAGCCGCCGGTGCGCGTATATTTTTCGATATAATCAAACACACCTCGCGGCATGGTAGTCTCGCGATATTTCCCGTCGAGTAAAATGCCGCAAGTGATTAATATATCTTTCTGGTTTTCGACCGAGAAATTCCCACTGGTGAAAAGACCAGTATTCCCATCACCATCTGTAGTCCAGAATGCCGGGCATCGCCTGACATTTGTAGGAAACTTGCGATAAGCCCAATTAGTGTAATTACTCCATTCATTTCTCAAGTTCACATCGTTTCTTTGTAAATACCACATCCAACTGGACACCATTCCTTTCGAATCCAACTTTACATTTTTTGTTCCGGAGATATTATCGTATTTATAAGTGAAAACGTCTTTGATTAAATACACTTGATCTTCCTTTGCGAATATTTTCGCTTCTTCTTTTGAGAGAAAGGCATATGTGGAAATCAAATGAATATCCGCGTTCCAAGTATTGAATTTATTCGTATATGCGGCCGGGTCTGTTATATTCTCTCTCAAAGGACTTTGTAAGAAACGATACATTTGAAACCGGTCTTGATTGAAATCCGGTTGGACATATGGTAAATCATTATCGTAATCGAAAACGTCTCGTACCTGAAAAAGTTCTTGGATCGGTCTTAGCGTGACTCGGATTTCAAGCTCATGATATTGCATGGCTACCAAAGGAAGTGCACATCGACTGTTTAGAGTAAACCATGAATTTATCGGAATGTAAATATTCCGACCCCGAATGGAGGGCTCAACTCCTATAGTCGGACTAGTCAAAGGGTATGTAATTCGTGTGCCATCGGATGTAACGTCGTTTGTAGTCTGGAAGATAGCATTCGGATATGTATTCAATCTTTCATGGGAAATGGATGGGTTGTTTAATTCTGCGACATTGCCCGACATTTTGTTAAACAAGAGTTTTTTCTCTGCAGTAAAGTCACGATCGACCATGGCCGCCAAATATTCTCCGGAATACTTGGACAGCGTGAATGCTCCACAGACGATTTCTATTTCTTTAATCATATGAGTACCTAAATCTTCAATCCAACGAAACTCATATGGCGCAAATTTCCCATTTGTACCAGAGTTGTACTCTGAAGTCGTTGAATTGTATAGTTGTGCCGGGTAGACGGGACTCCAGATATCCGGGATGGTCAATGTTAAATAGGTATCCATGACCAACTCTGCATATCGAGGCATTTTAAAGGTAAATGTCGATTGTTCAGTGAGTCGCAAATCTCTCGTTCCCGTGAAATCGATTCGGAATTTCTGTAGACCGAAATTGGTATATTTGGAATAGGCAATGCGAAAATAAGTCTTGTCTGGATTTCCAGTTAAAAATACATTGGCATTACCGACAGCGATCAAGTTCAAAAGTCCTCCTGCCATAGATATGTACTTTATATATTATTTGATTATTATTTTTTCTTCCTTCATTATATAATAATGAAATTGACGGTATTCCAGAAAATATTATTGGTCTTGTCTTTATTTATTTGCGTTTTCATGTTTTTCCACATTAAAATGATGAGAGATAGATATCATAGTTTATATGTGAAAACACAAGAAGGATTC